TTGTCTTGCCGCAAGCGCGCATTAAGCGGCACCGCCCGGCCAATCTCTTCACCAAATCGCTCAATCAATTCGGCGCGCGTCATCTGCACTTTGCGCGAAACCCATCGCACTTCGCGCCAGGTCTTGGCCGGCGACATAAGGTAATCGCGCCACGCCACATAGTCATGCGCCACTTCCTCAAACACCAGCATATCGCCGGGTTCTTCTGGCGTCTCGGCCTCATACTCGGAAGCGTCGTCAGTGATTCCTACGCCCTCGGAAGGCGTCGGCGGCTGCATCTTCTCAAAGTGCGGCACATAGCGCAGCCAGGCCGTGCCACGGCCAACAATCAACCGGTCATCGCGCGCTTGCTTGATTACCTCGTCGAATTGGTCGCTATCAGTCGCAAAGGTGACGGCGCGCTCAAGCACTTCCGCCGCCGTGCGTCCAATCGGGTCAGCATCCTTGAAGCGCCGTTCAACCACAGGCTTGGCGCGGCGCGCGTAAAGCGCCGGCTGCAAGGTCGAGACATTGGACCAAAAAATGTTAATGCGGCGCTCGCCGTCATCCGATGAAGACGCGTTCTTCCGCTCGTCGCGATATCGGTCCAAGCATCGCTGCGCCGTTTGATACCAGTTATTGCACCACTGATCGGCCTGCTCGATCTCGACAATCCACCGGCGGTATTTGCCGGCAGGCGTGTCATAATCAAGATCGTCGGGTTCCTGCGACATTACGCGAAAACCCTCCTGGGGGCAGTTGGCACAATCAAACTAGCCTTGAAGGCATCAGGCACTTCGCCAGCCCATGCCGCGTTGACGTGGAACCCTTGCAGCGATGCGGGCGGTTTGGTCATGACGCCTTGGGCATTGTATTCTGCTGGGTCATACAACGTTCCGCACACGTCCAGCGCCACGATCTCAGGCGGTGCGATCTGCCCATCTTCACGCGCAAAGCCCGCCGCGTCATAGGCCGCCTCAAAAGCCGCGCGATTGGGGAAGCGGTGGAATGTGTAGGTCCAGGTCATGCGGTTAGCGCCTGCAACGTGGCATTGGGCAATCTCGTCGGATAATACGCAATACGTCTGATCCAGCCGTTGCAAAACTGACTTGCACCAAGAAATGTGCCAATTCTCATTGTGGTCAAACCAGTTGGAAGAGAACCGGAAGTGTCAACGATAGGCGCGGCACCATTCAAAGAGGCGGCGAAATCATTAACTCGATAAGCTAACGCTTTTTTATTCAATCGCCCATTGACGCCAGCCCCAGCCTCTACAGTTAGATTAGCTTGACTTGCGCCGCCTTGTCTAATTTCAGCTATTTGATTCGCGGCACTTGTATAAAGACCAATAAACTCATTGAAGGTTCCATTGGAAAAATTAACTTCGAATTGATTAAATCCAACAAATGGTCGCTGATATTCAGCAAGAATTGTTCCTTCATTTACATTGAACCAGGGCGACAGCGTTGTTATTGATGCCACATCTGCCGCCCGCGCCACCGATGCCGCGCCGGTAATGATCGGGCTTGAAACAATTGCCGACACTTCGCATTGTGCCACGTCAACCGCGATCACGTCGCCGCTTGTCACCAAACGGAAGCCAATCACCGGATTAGCAATTGTCGCAACCGGAATTTCAAACCGCTGCCACGCGGCGGCCAGCGTGATGGCCGTCCAAGTCGCGCCGTTGTCTTGCGTGATCTGAACCGTGCCAGTGCCGGTAATGCGCCGCGCGAAGAAGCTGCTGACATGCGTGGCGCTTGCGGATGTGATGGTTTGCAGCGCGGTCCCGTTGCCAGCCGTGGCAGTCAGGCGTGAAGCCGTATTGGCAGCGCCATCAATGCCGGTGACATTTAAGGCGGCGGTGATGTTTGTCTTGACCCATGCAGTTTGCGTGAAATCGCGCGAATGCAAGGCGATGTTGGTGCTGGCACCCTCAATAAGCAAACCGCGCGCTTGCAACGTGGCGGGGTCATAATCGAAACGCGGCGCATCAGTTGCCGCCTGCGCCAGATTGCCCGCACTGTTGAAGAACCACCCCGCAGATGCCCGCGTGAAGGTGATGCGGGGATCAAGCGCGCCAGCCCGGAAATCAAACGCGATACCGCTAGCGTTGCCGCCCGCCCGTAGCCGCGTGTTAATGCGCTGGCCCAAGTTACCGGCCCTGGCCCGCCGTGATAAATAGCGCGGTGCTTTGCCCAGTCGCGCAGATGGCCGCGATCTGCGCCACGCCTGGCGCCTTGCTGACCACCTTGGACTGCCCCGCGCCAATCGGATAGCCCGCCGTGGTGGCGGTCGCGCCAAAGGCAATGAAGCACGTCAGCGTGCCCAGGTTCTGCACCTCGATCACGGAAGCCTGCGTTCCCGCCGCGCCAAAACTGGCGTTGCTGCTGGCATCCGTCACGGCAAGCGTGAGCGTCTCGCCGGGTGAAAACGGCGCACTGATTGACATGGCTTGAACTCCATCACCACCGCGAAGCGCGCGGTGCGGTTTTCCACAAGTCGTTGAAGGTGGCAGTATTTGACGCGCCAACCGATACAATCGCGCCCGGCTGATGCACGGGCTTTTGCCGCACCCATGGGCGGCTCATGCAAGCGTAACGCGCCTCGTCGGGCGCGTGATCCTCGCCGTCGCTGTCCACATCTTCCGGGCGGTCCGGGTCATGCTGCAACGCTGGCAGAGTGCGAATTAGGTCGCGGCATGTGCTGAAAATCAGCAAACCCGGTCCGGTTTCATCACCGCGCAACCTTGCCCGCACTTGATCCCACCCGCCAAGCGCGCCTTGCCGCGACACGCGGGCATTATCCGCCGGGCGGAAGAAAACCTTGGCCGACCGCGCCATGCGCTCGCCGATGCTAGGCCCCCCATCGCTGCTGAAGATGGCCGGATCGGCCACGCCATGCAGGCCATTCTCAGGCTTGGGGTCGCCCGCCTCACGTTGCGCGATGCCCTGCGCCACTTCCTCGGCAGTCATTCGCAAGCCTTCATTTGGCTTGCCAGTGCTGCCATACCATTCCCGATAACGCACCAGCGCACCGCGCGGGATGTCGGCCAATTCGCCGTCTGACACGGCCCACCAGCCCACGCTGAAAGGCTTTGCGCTGCCCCAGTCCAAAGACCGGAACCGGAACCAATGCTCAGGCAATTCGCGCGGCGCGATGACGTGCCGGCTCATGTCAAACTCGGGGAAGAAGGCCCCGGCGATGACAGACCAATCGCCTTCTAGCCAAGCCCGCACCAATTCCGGCGCACCGCTCGCCCGCAGCCGCGCCACGTAATCCGCGCCCAAGTGCCGGTTATCGCCAACGCGGGACGGGATATAGACCCGCTCCAGGCCGCTTACATCGTCCTTCATGACGCGCCAGCCCATCGGCTCCGGGTCTATGTAGCGCGCCCGCACCCATTGGTGCCCAGGCCCGCCGGGGTTGCCCGTCAGGCGTATTCGGCACGGGACGCCAGAACCGGAACGCAACGTGGCAAACAGCTTCAAGATCGGCGCTGGGCTGGGAAAGTTGCCCGCTTCCTCAACATAAACCCGCGTGTAACTGTGGCCTTGGTAACTCTCGGCGTCCGCGTCGCGCTCAAGGTAGGCGAAGGTCAGTCTGGCCCCGCCTGGCATCACGCACCGCATGGGGACGCTGGTGAATTGCGCGCCTAATGGTGTGAACAACGCCCGCGCCCGCTCGAATGTCTCCTGCAATTCCGTCCGCGTGCGGCGGACCATCAGGCCGATGGCATGCTTGTTGTAGCGGTCAGCGTGCACAGCCCATTCGCCCAACATGCCGTCAGTCTTGCCGCCGCCGCGTGCCCCGCCAAAGAAAACCTCAAAGACCGGGCAGGTCAGCAGCGCCGTTTGCGGGCCTGCCTGGGGGCGCCAAACTACGCTTGGGGCTGGTGCTGTTTCGCCCATGCTTCGGCGTCCTCTGCCTCTGCCGGCGCCATGATGACGTAGCCTAGGCGCTCGCCATTCGTGGTTACGTCCGTTCGGCTCTCAGGCGGCGCAATGCGGTCCAGCAAATCCTTGGCCGCCGCGTGCCCTTGCGGGTGCAACGGGTCCAGGGCGCGCGTGAATTGCGCGGCTAGGATTTCTTCCTTGCGCGCGGCAATCTGCGCCTTGATCTCGGCTGCGACCTCCTTACCGGCGGACTTGGCCTCGCCGGTCGGCTGATTATCGGCAGTGAACGCCTTGGCCGGGCCTGCGCTTGGCCCGTAGCCTGGGCCGCTCGCTGCGCCACCGTGGCCCGCGCCGTTGCCTTTGCGAGTTGCGGAGCTGCGCGCCATGTCTTGCCTGTGAAAAAGCCCGGTAGCCTTTTGGGCTCCGGGCGCAATTGTGAGTTATATTCCCTCGCTACAAGCCCGGCGGGGGCTTGTCAAGGGGTTTTTGGCGGGTCTGGCAGGGGCACCCAGTGGGTGGGGTTAAACGAATAGCCTTTTGGACCGTAGCGCCATTTGCCGCGATGATAATAAGCGATCTCCCAGGTTTCATTTTCATCCCAAACAAGAATAACCCCATTCTTCGGCGCGGTCTCAATAGGTTGCCATTCCATAATTACATCCCCCAAAACTCAGCCAAGCGCCGTAATCCCACCCGCACTGCCTCGGGATGCTCTGGCGTCAGGTTCCAGCATATCGCCAGCTTGACCGGGTCTCGATATAGGTCCAGCGCAGCGTCCGCCGCGCGTAGCTGCGCCAGCAACCACACCAGCCTATCCGATGGCCCGTTGAAACTGCCTCCACCGCCGCCGCCGCGCATGGCAGGCTTGCCCTCGGACAGCAGCGCCGCCTCCTCTGACCACAGGCTGTATCGGTCCGCCGCCTCGTGCTGGGCATCGGTCAGGCGGCCCTCGCTCCATTCGGCGTGATACCACACCCGGACGCGGGCGCCTTGCACGGTGCGGCTGGGCTGGTCAGGATCGGCCCTGTAGCCGATCT